ACTTTGCTGGCTCTACTCCAGTACCATCTCTGTTCATTCTACGGGTAAATTCATTACCCATTTCAATCTCAGCATCTTCTATGGTTGGTGTATCAGCAAATCTGAATGGCCTTAATTTGCCTTCTCCTGATTCACCCCAAACCTCAAAAAATTCTAAAGGTTGGTCATCTAGTAGTGCAAAACGTACACTACCTCCACTTTCAAGTTTTGTGGGATTAATGTAACCACCGCTTTGTGTGGAAGTTACTTCTGCTTTTGCTTTTTCTGTTAAAAAGGGCATGATAAAATGTGCTAGTAGGCTTTTGCCTTGTGCATTTCTATTGTAGTACATGGACAAGATAAAGTAAATAGACTACAATAAAAAAACCCCCAAGATAGGAAGAACCTTGAGGGTTTGAACACATTAGTCCACAGTAGGTATTGTATCACATGAATCTGCAACAGTTTGTAAAGATGTTGCCAAAACATCTTGTTTACGCTCCAATTTATCGCAAAGGAGTCGAGATAAAATCTAAAGATGGAAAGATTTTAAAGGCAACAGGAAAGAATCCTTTTGGAGATTCTTACGATAGAGATTTCTCTCCAGAAGATGTTGCTTATGTACTAGAAAGGAATCCAAAGCGTTTCGGTGCTGTTGGTTTATTTACAGGATCTAAAGGCAAGGGTTTAGTAATTCTTGACGTTGATAAAAACCTAGCGATCCATAAAAAGAAATGGGGTAATACTTTAGATGGTGCTCCTTGTATTACCAGTACAAAGAAAAATGCTGCAAAATATGTTTTCAGTGTTCCAGAAGAATTATGGTCTAGCGTTAAAGGTCGTATGCTTTCTGAGCAAACTTCTACTTGTTATGAAATTTTATGGAATAGACAAGGTTTAATATTTGGTGCTTATCCAGGTTCAACTACATCTTCAGAGGGTATTTATGGTTTTGAAGGAGATTTAGATAATATTCCTACTGCTCCAGATTGGTTAATAGCTGAGATGAAGCACATAAAAGCAAATGAACAAAAAACTGGTTTTCTTAAAAATAGAAGTGGTTTAAATATTTCAGATAGAACTGAAGATGAAAGAGCACAAATAATTCAAGAATGTTTAAGTGTTATTCCGACTAAAGGTGCTGGTAGTAGAGAACACTGGTTACACGTTGGTATGGCTATTCATTCTGAACTACCTAATGATGTTGGTTTAGAACTTTGGTCAGTGTGGTCTAAAAACGATCCTGACTACATTAATGAATGGGATAAGAATAATCCATGCGAAGCTGTTTGGAAGTCCTTTAAAGGCTCTGGAAGGGGTATAGGATCACTAATACATGATGCTGATGAGGTCGATCCAAAAAGATTACGATTTAGCCCTGTAAGTAAAGACATAGTTGATAAGGCTCAAAACGAATTATTGGTTAGGACAAGACGAGTAAAAATGTCTTTCCAGGAAGTAAAGAAAGAATATATGCGTATTTGTGAAGAGGTTGCTGATCCAGGAGAACAAGATTTTTTAATGCACCAATTAGCTGTTGATAATGAATTTAAAGACTTAGAAAGGCTTGAAAG